ACCCCACGCTCAACCTCAGATTCGCCTACCTGCTTTATTCCGATATTGCTGAGGGTGGCGGTTGCGGATGGAAACCTTGGCGACTGTGCTAGACCGCTGGTGGGATCACGCAGCTTGTCGAGGCATGGATCTAAACCTGTTCATCTTTGAACCTGGTGAACGGTACTCACGCCAAAAAATTGCTGAAGCAAAAGCCGTTTGCGCGACCTGCATCGTTAGGCCGTCTTGTCTCGCCGAGTCCCTCAAATATTCCACAACCCAACTTGAGTGCTACGGCATATGGGGGGGTCTCACATGGAAAGAACGCCGCCAACTACAATCCGACACAAACCCAGCGACACCGCTGGTGTACCGTGACGGCAAATACCGACAAATTAAGGAGCCCCGACCATGACCAAAGAATTAGCGGAATTGACCGCCATGATCTCCAAAGCCGACATTGCGATGAAAGCATCTATCTGGGAGATTGAACGCCTCAGAGACGACGTGGCAATGCTTAGAAAGGCGCTCTTTGAGTTGGCTTATGTTGCCGAGGAGAACGGTATTTATCTGTCCAACCTCACCCGGTCAACTCAAGATGCGATCGTCGCCATGAGGCTCGGAGGTTTCAAGTGAACTGTGATATTTGTGCGTGCGGTTTTAATTCGGCTGATATGCGTATGCGTACCGAGTTACGCGGCATCTGTCTCAAATGCGCCGAAGAGTTTGGTTTCAAAGGAATGACAGTTGAGGAAACTGCCCGTTGCGTAGCCATGATTCGAGTGGTCAACAATCTCAAAAACCAAACGCCTGCACAGGCCCGACACTTAAAGGACATGGAATCATGAGTTTTAACCCAGCCGACTACGCCGAAGTAGCAGAACGCTTGCCACTGTTTTGGACAGACTGCGCACGCGGACGCATTATTACCGAAATTATTGTTGACGACGGACAACGCATCGTTATACGCGCCGAACTGTACGCCGACATATGCGACGCAGTCCCGACCACCACGGGTTACGCCGAAGAAATTCGTGGGTCATCTATGGTCAACAAAACGAGTGCCCTAGAAAACTGTGAGACCAGCGCCATCGGACGCGCCCTAGCGAATTACCAGTATCAGGGCTCCCGTAAGCGTGCCAGCCTTGAGGAAATGGTCAAGGTGTACCGCCAAGGACAAGAACCACAAACAACAACTAACGCGCCACAAGCTGCGCAACCACGCACCCAAACGATCGGGTCATCGGGTGAACCGCCGACCGCTAAGCAGTTGGGGATGCTTCGAGCCAAAAACTGGGAGGGTGCAGTACCTGCGACTAAGCGTGAAGCGTCCGAACTTATTGATCGGCTGATGAACGGTGGTTGAGCATCTACCTCCAGCAGTTGCCAAATGTCCCGATTGTGGCAGCACTGCCAAACGGTGCAAACGACCAAGCGAACACGACGCACACAAATGGCACAACTCACGCGAAAACCTTTACGCCTCAATGCACCCTAATTGTGTCGCTTGCCAACAATGGTTAAGCGAGGGCCACAAGTGAGCGCAATATTAGAAGCCGACTTTCAAAAGACCGTTATAACATTGGCTAAATTGCATGGTTGGCGAGTAATGCACACACACCCAGCCTTAGTCCGACCGGGCAAATGGATCACACCCAACACAGGCAACCAAGGATTCCCCGACCTAGTAATGACCCACCCTTTCCGAGGCACCATCTTTGTCGAATTAAAAGGTCCCAAAGGTGTCGTCAGTAACTTGCAATGGGACTGGATTAACGCGCTTGAAGACTCAGGCGAAGAAGTCCACGTCTGGCGGCCCAAAGACCTAGAAAAGATCAGCGACCGACTAGCAAGGAAACCCGACAATGGATGACGACTTAGAGATTGCATATCGACTTATGCAGACAGAACGAAACCGCTGGCGATCCTGTGCAATCCAACTCGCCGACATCCTGTACAAGCGACTCCCCAACCTTCCAGACTTGGACGGCTTCTATGAACTATTAAACGAAACAACAACCGAAAGCCTCAACGATGACTGAGTTCATGCAACCAATCAACCCGATACGAATTACAACAGGAAGCGACGAATGGTCATTTAAAACCCCAGTGTTTGCGCTCGCCGTACAAGACGAGAAAGTTACCTATCTGACAATCAACGGCAACTTCTATCGTCCCGATCAAATCAAGTTTGCCGAGATGAACATCAACGGCCAATGGGTTGCACTCGAATCCCACAAGCACCAAACCGTTGACCCTCATTGACCTGACTGGTTGAGCGCGTCTAGCGTCCCATCACAACTGACACCATCAGCTCCTAATGAGAGGAGCATTAGCCCTTGCAGGAATCTGACCTCTGCTTTGGGAACACTCGGGAACGAGGGTAGACGGTCGCGCCTAAGCGACCGATCAGCGTTCAAACGTACATTGCGAATGGTTGTCCACCGAACAAAAATAGACAGGCTTCCATGGGCTACTTGCCCTAAATAGTGGGGGACACAAACCACACGCGCAACCCATGACAAACGACGACAACCGAGCGAGTGCCCTTCTCGCTTGGGCGTCAGTTCCCTTGACCTTGACCTATGCTCTTGACATGAGCGGCAACCCTATCTACGGAACCAAACAATGGAAACAACTACGGGCCCAAGTCATCCAAGAAGAACCCGTATGCCACTGGTGCAGGCGAAAACCCAGCACCCAAGCAGACCACGTCATAGAAATCGACGCCGGCATAGACCCTTACGACAGAACCAACATCGTCGGATCATGCGCCAGCTGCAACGCCAGCCGAGGCGCCACATACGTCAACCGTAAAACCGCCGCTCGAATACAAAACCGCAACAACGCAACTAACGCAACGACCAAACCATCCGAAAAAAGAAAAACGGAAAAACCGTTTTCTTTTTTAGACAAACAGTCCACCCCGAGCCCCTCCTTAAAAATACCCTCAACTAGCCCGAACCAACAGGAACCAGCCCGAACCAGCGGTGGTTCAGTCATATCTGGCCGTATTGAGCCACGGTTGGTCACGCCTGTTCCACCCGGTGAGAGTTTTGGTCCTTCCCTGACCTTGTGGGCTAAGCGCGTCCTAGGAATTGATCTCATGGACTGGCAACAGCGGATCGTGAACGATGCGTTGACTGTGGATGCTGACGGTGACTTTGTGTTTCGTGAGGCTTGTATCAGTACGGCTCGACAAAATGGAAAAAGTTTGGTCATGCGAGCGGTCGCTGGTTTCATGGCAACCGAATACGCAGCTGCACGTCGTGAACCTCAGACGATCGTCATTGTGGCTAACCAAAAGCGCCGAAGCATGGCCTTGTTTCGTGATGTTGTCCGCGACCTAGAAAACTTTGACTGCAAAGTTCGTTGGCAGAACGGTGACGAGCGGATCAACTTTCCTGACGGCTCGTCAATTTCGGTTGTTGCGGCATCGGCTCACGCTCACGGTATGACCGCCTCTGTTCTGCTGGTGGACGAAGTTTGGGACATTAGCCCTGAGGTCGTGTTTACGGCTTTACGGCCTTCGCAGATCGCGGTCAAGAATCCCATGATGATGCTCTTTAGCACAGCGGGCGATCAGGGCAGTACCGTCCTTTTACAACTAAGAGAGCAGGGCATTGCGGCGATTGACTCTGGTCAACCAACGGCGCTTTATTTTGCCGAGTGGTCACTTCCGCCTGGTGTAAGTCTTGAGGATCGGTCCCACTGGGGATGGGCTAACCCAGCGTTGGGGACGACGATCACGGCCAAGGCTTTGGAGTTGGCTTACGACTCACCGAACCGTCAAGCGTTCATTCGAGGCCACCTGAATTTGTGGGTTGATTCAACAAATTCTTATTTGCCGATCAACCTATGGAACGATCGCAAATCCGACCGACCAGCACCACCGACCCAGTGGCTCACCATTGACTCATCGGTTGACGACTCGCGCTACGTCGGGGTTTCAACCGCTTTTGATGACGGACGCGTGATCGTGTCGGTCGCCTTCGTAGTGGAGTCGGCCGCGCAAATGTGGGAGGAAGTAGTGCGCATCATGCACGACCAAACCGTCAAACTTGCGGTCACCCCATCGCTAGAAATTCACTGCCCCCCAGACCTGCGACGTCGAATGCAAATTGTTGGTTACGCAGAACTTATGAAATGGACTGCAGCTTGTCGGGCCATGATTGTTGAGGATCGCGTCAACCACACTGGCGATATCGCACTTGCCGAACATCTCGCTAGAAGCGTCGCGGTTAGAACGGGTGGGTCTATTGTGCTGAGTTCGCAGAAGTCACCCGGTCCGATCGAGTTGGCGCGCTGTGCCGTTTGGGGAATTATGCTCGCGTCCAAACCAGTCAGGTCGTCGCGTGCCGCTTTCGCTTTTGGCTGAGGGTACTTAACACAGAACAAAAAGTGTGAGAGAATCGCTAGTGATGGCTCTTTTCGGTAGCAAGAAAGTAAGCGCAACCCCAGCGTTTGCGTCCGCGCCGATACAGGCTGCAGCAGGTTCTGCCGCACAGGTGGGTCAGTTCTATACGTACTCCGTCGGGGCGTCGCAAGAACTGGCCCTCTCTGTTCCCACTGTCGCTCGCTCGATTCAAATGATTGCGTCCATGGTCGGCTGCTTAGAACTGAAGCATTACACGACCCAGTGGACTGGATCCGAGTACGAAGAGTTGTATTTGGAGAATGAGTCGTGGATGGATCAGCCCGATCCTAAGGTCACGCGCAACTTCATTTTCTCCCAGCTCGTCACAGATCTCATGCTTCACGGTCGCGGATTCTGGTACATCACCAGCCGATCCACTGCTACAGGACGCCCGCTTTCGTTCCAATGGTTACCGGCCGCAATGGTGACGACTATGGATCAAGCAGGTCCGCAATGGTTCGGCCCGTCCGACCAAGTTGAATTTAACGGTTACCCATTAGCAACCGATGACGTCGTGCAGTTCTTGGCACCAACTCAAGGTTTGCTGTACACAGGCAACCGGGCAATCATGACGGCGATTAAACTTCAGCAATCCGCTGATCGTTTTGCTGTCAACGAAATTGCCGCTGGCTGGTTGCAACAAACCGACGCATCCGAACCAATGTCTGCCGAGGATCTTTCCGAACTCGCAGCTGCTTGGCGTAACGCCCGTCAGGTTGGGGCCATTGGCGCCCTTAACAGCGTGGTCACATTTAAGGAATTTAGTAGCGACCCAAATTCCTTGCAATTAATTGAAGGCCGCCAGTTCCAAGCATTAGAACTGTCTCGAGCCACTGGCATCCCTGCTTACCTTTTGGGCATCGGCGTACAGGGCTACACATACCAGAACGCGCAACAGGCACGCCAAGATCTTTACTTGTTTGGCACCAAACAATATTTGGATGCCATTGAGCAAACATTGTCAATGAACCAACTTTTGCCGCGTGGACGCTACGTCAAATTTGATGTCTCGGACTACGTTTACGAAAACGATTTAGGGAATGTTGAGCGCGAACCCGCTTTTGATTCAGGAAACCGCGAGGAAGAATATTCATGATTAGATTGACCGCTCAACAGATCACGCTGGACGCGTCCGCTGACGGTGAACCGTCGCGTCAAATTACTGGCCTTGCAGTCCCGTGGAATGTCAAAGCGCAATTAAGTGGTGGTGAAAGTGTGGTCTTTCTTGAGGGCTCACTTCCCGAGGACGGCCCAATGCCGAAGCTCTTGGAATACCACGACGACACGCGCGTCATTGGTCGAGTCACCGAGCGCGTATCAACTTCTGAGGGCATGATGTTTGTTGCAAAACTAAGCGCAACTCGCGCCGCTGATGATGCTCTCGCACTGCTCGCCGACGGCGCTTTAGACAGCGTTTCGGTGGGCGCAATCCCCACCAAGTTCAAGCGCCTGTCAGACGGAACCCTAGAGGTCTCTCAAGCCCGATTCGTAGAACTGTCGCTTGTCACTGTGCCAGCCTACGAATCAGCACAGGTCTACTCAGTCGCCGCCTCATCACCCGATGAAAGCGAACCCGACGAAACCGAAACCCCAACAGAAACAACCCCAACACCATCCGAGGAGGATGAAATGTCAGAACCCACAACCGTTGAAGCCGCTGTTGCGACTCAACCCATCTACGCAACCGCTGTCAAGCGTGACGCAAAACTGCCGACCGCTGTTGAATACTTGAGTGCTGCCATTGCTGGCGGAACTGCTTGGGAACGTATGCACGAAGCACTTCGCGCCGCAGCTCCCGACGTTGTCACCACCGACACACCCGGCGTGCTCCCAACCCCAATCCTTGGACCTGTCTACAACAACTTCATTGGCCGTCGCCCAGTTGTTGATGCAATCGGTGCCAAGTCCATGCCCGGTGGAGGCAAGGTCTTCATTCGCCCTGAGGTCACGACCCATGTGAGCATAGGTG